TAAAGCCGCCCGCCGATCATGTAGTGGTAGTATTCATGCCCACGCTGGATGTCGGCCTGTCTGCCGGGCATGGGCCGCAGAACCAGCGGATGCCCAGCAACCTGCACCACATACTCTCCAGCGGGGATGAGCGCTGCCATCCACGGCTCCACCGGGTTGGCCCGAGCCGGGCAACCATCCATGCAACAGGTGGCAGTAACCGGGTCTACGTTCATGGTGAACATGGAAAGTTGCTGATAGTCGCTCATAATCACACCCACGCCGGTTCGACGGGCGACTCAGGCAGGTTGAACAGCCAGTCAATCACATCCTGCGGGACTTCTTCCGTCAACCACGAGTGACCGTACTTGTAGCCGCAGACCGGGCAGGGCTTGCCGAGAATGCCATCAGGGTGTTCCTCAGGATGGAGCCAGCCGAGGGTCTTTGTTTCGGTCGCACCAGCCATTCCGGGATAGAGAGGCTTCTGCGGTTCGTAATACAAAGCTGCATCGCCGGAGATTTCATGAGGAAGCGTAAGGCTGTACGGCAACTTAGCAACTTCGATCTGGTCATCGCTCAGAGCAGCGGTCATGCCATCGCAGAGCATCTTCCACGAGCTTTTCTTCATGGATTCCTGCCGCCGGAGGGTTTTGCTGTTCAGCCGATAGTGGTACAGGGTGACAGGCGTGACGGCCAGCTTGTCCCATCCAAGCTCCTTCTGGTGCTTGCAGTACGGACGCATATCGTTCAAATGCCACTCGTCCCAGATGGAGCAGAACTTGTCGAGCATTTCCTGCGTCCATTCATCGCAGGGGCAGCCTTCGCGGATTTCATCAACGCACTGACCAGCGCAGCCACGATGGCCACCGCTGCGCAGAGGGCCGATAACGCCGGTGATGCTGAGTCTGCCATTCTCAAACTGGATTTCGCAGAATGCCCGCGCAGTCGCTTCATTGCCGCTTCGGGTGTAGACCTTGCAGAAACACGGACTAACGACCTTTTTCATATCACTCTCTCCCCTTTCGTGCTTCTTCGGCAATCTTGTCGATGTTTCGCTCAAGCAGCTCCCGCATATCGGCGAGCCGCAGTTTTAAGAGGTCATCGACTTCCTTGCGAACAGCATCGGGCGTGATGTTGCGGCAGTTGCAATGCACCTGCGTGATGATGTCATCGAACGTGATGCCGTCAAGCAGGTTGTCGCAGGCGGCGAGGTCATCACCGAGCAACCAGTTCCTTTCCATAAAACCACTCCTCTCAGATAGAAGCACAAAACTCAGCGAGCTTGCGCCACAGGCAGAATGTCTTCTCGGTCATCGTGACCTTATCGGGAACGCCTCGGCCAACGGTCCAGCCACGCGCCTGTTTGAACAGCCGACAGGCCGCACGGCGCTCCTCCTCGGTGAAGTTTGCCAACCACGCCCGACGGCGGCGACCGGTGTCCCATGCGCTGCCGTAACGAGAAAAGCAGATGAGGCTGTACGCGATGTTCGTATCGACCTCCTCATGGGTCATGACCAACATGATCTTTGCCATTCTGTCTTCCTCCTTACTGAATCTGCTCATGCCAAGCAACCAGACCGGCATCGGTCAGCTCCTGCTGCTTGGCAATCGCGGTGGCCTCGACCTGCGTCACAAGGTCGATGGTGCAGAGCGGTGCGCCATCAAGGGGCGAAACACCGGTCTGATAGTAAACAGCGTACAATGCCATAAGGCATCCTCCTTTCAGCGGTTCCACTTCGTGTTGTAGAAGCGGGTCGAATATGTCTTGTTGTAGCGCAGAATCTCAGCGAAGAAGCCGTTGTCCAGCTCAAGCGTTTCGTTTGCGATCTTCTTCATGTACGGGAGCCGGTTGCTGGTCCAGACCACCCGGCCGTCAACCTTGAGAGTGTACATTTCCTTGCGAGCCATCAGCCGTTGACCTCCTTCTGAACATCCAGCAACTCGCGGCTTCCGTACACTGCGCCTTCGCAGAACTCGCGAGCCTTCTTGCGAGCCGACGCGATGGACGCGGCCTCAATTTTGCAGGTGGAGGTGTAGCCTCCGTTCTTGAGCTGAGGGTTGTGGCGGAAATAGGTGACGATGTAGGTTTTCATATTCAAGTCCTCCGTGTTTTGGTAAGTTGTTTTCTGTATCTTCATTCTAACTTACCGGTCTGGTAAGTCAAACTTATACTGAAGATTTCACAAAAAAATTTACCGTATACCGAAGGAACTTTAGCCAACAGTTATGCTCTGCTCCCGAACCTCTCTAAGAACTGCTGGGCAGCACGGGCGCTTACCGGGGTGATGGTATGATGCTGGCATCCAGAAAGCTGGTAGAGGACGGTGAAGTAGTTCCCGGCGGCATCCTCGAACAGCTCTACATAGAAGTCCTCGAACATCACGGCCTTGTTCGAGCAGAGCGATTCTGCCTTCCGGGTGTCATATCGAACGCCGTCTACGGTCTGCGCTACGGCGGGGCTGGTGCTGTTGCCAAGCTCCGGGAGGCCCGCACCGTTGGCATCACTCATGGAGACCTCATAACCAGCAAAATGCAGAGCCTTTGACAGCTCATCGAAGGTGAGCGAGTTGTTCTTCAGCCGCCCGCTGAGGTTCTGCGGGGTCCAGCCCATGTGTTCGGCCAACTCTTTCTGGGTCTTCCCTGCTCCAGCAAGGGCTGCGCGTACCATATCAGATGCTCGCATACCATCAGCCTGCCTTTCCAGCCAGAACCCGATTCAGCAGGCTCTCGTACATGATCTGGAGCATTTCGCACTTGGCTTTCGCTGCGGCCAGCTCCGCAGCCATGTTCGGATTTGACGCAGGCGTAGATACCTTGACATCCCGGATGACCGGAACTTCTTTCGTGACCTCCACGATTTTCTCTACGGGCTTTCCAACTTCCAGCTCCAGCGAGATCAGCATTGCAACCTCCACGTTGGTCATCTCTGCCGGGGTCAGATGGCCCTTGTAGCCCAGCAGGCGGTCAACCGATACGGTCGTAATCTGCTCACAGAGGGCAGTGCTTTCACGTTCAGAGCTGCGGATGAGAACGTGCGTCGGCAGGTCTTTCTTCGGTTGGGTGGTTAGGTATACGACCTCTACCGTCTCTGCACAGGCGTTGTTCTTCTCGTTGGAGACGATGATTGCCGGGCGTCCCGCCGCCTGCTCACAGCCGGTGTAGTTGTCCTTGCTCACATACCAAATGTCGCCGCGCTTGATTTCCATATCCTTACTCCTCCTTTGCCTGACGCTTCAGCTCGGAAGCATCAATGGTGATGCAGGTGGTGTTGGCGACGATGTTATCGGCAATCCCCTTTCCATGCTCATCCAGCAGGGACTCCAGCGAGGTTGCGGTGAGCCGCAGGGCAGCAACCATGAACGGGAAGTCCATCAGGTCATACCGGCTTACAACGCCCATCAGCTCTTTGGTCATCGCGGTGACGCACTCGGCAGAAATGCTGCGGGCATCATCCGGCTTGTTTGCAAGCACTGCCAGCGTCATCCGCAGCGCATAGGGCATCATTTTCTCAGCCATTGTCTTTGTCCTCCTTATACTCGCTGACGACCTCCGAGATTGCATAATCGCGGTGGTACGTCCAGCTATCGTCATTATCAATGTACTTCCGCATTAAGACCGCTGCACGCGGGGCGAGCGCATTGAGCGTCGTGCGGTCAAGCTCATAGGCTTCCATAAGCTCCTCATCGGTGAACTGTGAGATATATTCCCGCACGTCCTCCTCATAGCTCCGAAGCTCATGCTCGGAGTAGGAGCGAACCAGCTCACAGCCATCCAGCGGCTTCGGGCAGTAATCGGTGCAGCCATCATCATGGATGCCCGGCTTCTTCCCAGTCAGGAACGGGGCCATGCAGATGCCCTGCGGGTTGAACACGCAGGTTTCAGAACAGCATTCAGTGCAGAGCTTCTGGCAGTGCAGCAGGCTCGTGATGCTTGCCGCGTTAGAGGCATCCTCGTTGTAAATCAAGTAGGCAATGCCCTTGCTATGCCGTTCATCAAACCAGCGCCAGATGTCAACGCGGCTGGTTCCTGCCGGGAAATCCAGAAACGGGGCCTCCATCGTTTCGGTGGAGGGGTCCATAGGAACATCCCCGAACTGCTTCCACAATTCTTCAAGTAGCGCATCGCGCTCTCTCAATGTTCTCATTACCAACGCCTCCCCAGAAAGAGCCTCGCCAAGCCCACAACAGCCATCGCCCCGACGATTGCCCAAAAAGCAGCGCAGAGGATGTCCGTGGCCGT